ACTTAACTTCGCTACTGACCAGTAGTTAACTTCGGTGCTTCACGGTACCCGGGCATCGTGAAGTGTCTATCCGGGCGAGCACAGTTGTTTGATTTAATACCATTTATCCAAGTTATATTTTGCAGTTTTTACATAATATAAATTATAAAATACATCAAATTTTTCAGATCAAACAACCCTACTCACCCTTGTAAGTTAAGTACACTTCTTTTCAAATGGTTGTACCGTGAAGTGACGAAGTAAAGTACACCCCTCTGAAAGAGGGGTGTACTTAACTTTACGGTACTTTACAGTAACAGACGTGCGAAGTTAAGTACACCCAAAGAGGATACTTCGGCACTGGCCGGTAATACATCTACATATAATATAAATATATATAATAGATGACTGTATATTTTTTAGAAATTTACAATGATAAAACTAGCAAAATTCCCGAATTTGGTCTATGTTTTTTAGATTTGAATATATTGATTGATTTTACAGAAAATAAGTTTGGCCCTATTTCAAAAAATATTAAAAGGGCTCTTGAAGAACTAGCTATTGGGTGGACATTAAGTTTGTATGATAATGGAAAAATTAAAGTTTCCGAAATTCCTCTGATAAAGCATGTGAACAATAAGAATTACGATAAATATATAATAACAAATAAAGACCCGGAAATTAACAATGTTCAGGAAGAAATAAAGATACCAAGCATACCAAAATCTAAGAACGCACTTCTGAATATAGATATTAAGCAAGGAAATACACTTGTTGATTTTGACGGCATTTTAAATAGACATGATCCGCTTTATTTACTTAAAAGTACATTTGAACAACAACAAAATAAGCATCGTAATCCATGGACAGGAGCTCATATAAAGAGCAGAATAAAAACACGGAAAGTAAAACTATCTGGGCAAGCATAGTTATTTGATCTTAAAAATTTAAGGTATTTTATAATTTATATTATGTAAAAAACTACAAAATATAAGTTAAATAAATGTTATTAAATCAAACAACCCAGCTCGCCCGGATAGTTTGAATCAAACATGCCTAACCTGATAATATATTTGTATATAACTCTGTATTGATTTCTTCTATGATAAATATATGATTGAATAAATATACCGGTGGAAAGAAAGTTAGTAACGTACAAACCGATACTTCACCTTTTATTAAATGATAAAGCATTACGCCGTACAATAAATGTAATTTATAAGCACGACAAAGCTTCTTAAAATATGTCAATTTATTATTTATATTTATAAATGCCCGAATATATAAAAGTCCATATAGCGTATGGTAACATAAATGAGCAAAAGCACAAATGGGGCGAACTTGGCGGGAAATATAGGAATCAGGCCTTTCATTTATTAATAACAGTGTTGTAAACAATGAAAAGCCAAGTGTGTATAGCTGACACTTTAATAAGGGTCTAACTTTTATAATCGGATAAACCTCTGGATTAACTTGATTATAAAATGTGTAAACTGAATTACATAACAGACATTTCAGAGGTTCGTTTGATCGCAACATCCAGGTTTTCAAACAGTCGGTATGAACATACTTGATAGTACCCTTACATTCGCACGGGGTTATAAGTCGATTAGAACCTGTTATTTCGCCTTCACTTAGACAAAACTTACAATTCATAAAGATTTTAAAGTGCCGTTTTCAAATAATGTTAAAATCAAATTTTTTACACTTTTCAATATATTTTGTGATGATAGGGTTTAAGATAAATAAACAATAAATATAATAAGGATGCGATTTTCAATAGAGCAATCAAACATTATAGATTTATGTAGCCGAAAACAAAATGTTATTGTTGACGCAGTGGCCGGTTCAGGTAAAACAACTACGCTATTAGGTATAGCAGATGATAATAAACGCACATTAGCTGTACTTTATAATAAATCATTAAAAAAGGAAACACGCATAAGGGCAGCTCAGCGTGGTCTAGTCTTTTTAGAAATACACACATATCACGCCCTTGCCCGCAAATATTACAATAATGCCGTGAAAGACGACACAGGTATAACGCGAGTTTTAAAGGATAATAAACTACCAATAAATCAACTACCTAAATGGGAGCGTCTTATTGTGGACGAAGTCCAAGATATGACTCCTCTTTACTTCCAACTTATTAAGAAGATAATATGCGATTTAGCCAACCCAGAGCTGCGTATAACAGTTATGGGCGACCGTTACCAATCTATTTATGCGTTTTTAGGTTCTGATTCAAGGTTTTTAACACATGCTGATAAAATATATAAACAGATTGAAGGAAATTGGGAAAACGCCTCTTTATCGACGACGTACCGATGTAGCCCACATATATGTTCTTTTATTAATACAGGTCTTCTTGGATATGACCGAATGGTTCCGGCCGACCCAACAGTAAAATCTGCCCCTGTTCACTATATTTATGGTTCGCCGTTCGATGCACACCGAATATTGACCGAATATATAACAAATTTTTTACAGATGGGTTTCAAGCCAGATGATATATTTGTCTTAACTTCGTCTACGGCAGTCAAAGGTCGCGATACTCCAACCCGCGTTCTTGAAAACTCATTAGTATCACATGGCGTCCCTGTTTATGTTTCGCATAGTGGTGACCACGAAAGCGGTTCTGACGACATAAATGAAAACGCAATGGATGGGAAATTAGTAATAACGACATTTCACCGTAGCAAAGGTTTGGAACGCGATATTGTGATTGTATATAATTTCGATAAGTCCTATTTTTTCAATAAATCGGAGCTTGAGCAACAGTATTTATCTTCCCCCCAATACGTCGCAATAACACGGGCACGCAAATATCTTTTTCTAGTTCACGACCAAAAACAACCACCGCTACCGTGCTTTCGTGCCCCTAATAAAGATTGTGTAACATATTTAACAACGTACGGTACAGTTTTAGATGATCTACCAAACTTTACAAAATCAAGCGGGGAACGCAAATCACCGACACGGGTTTTTGTCGCCTCGGAAATGACCAACTTTCTACCAGTCCAAGCAATCTTAGAAGCAAAAACCTACTTCACAACTAAAACAATCCACAAACCAGAAATGAAGGTTATTATGCCTTTAAAAATACAAACAAAGGCAAACCGCTGGGAAGAGGTCGCCGATATTAACGGATTAGCAATACCGGCATTTTATGAATGGCGTCGTAATAAACTTATGCAGATAGCAAACGTTGACGAATATACTGTTTTGAAACAAAATGAAAAATATGCTTTGCGATATTTTGATTTACGGAAACATATAAATGATAGTTCAGAAAATAATAAAGAACCAAAAATGGAGTCGGTTTTGGAATTGGCAAATATATTTACTTCGTTTTTTAACGGCTATCATTATAAAATAGCACAGATTACTTCTTACAACTGGCTGTCTACAGATTTAATAGAGCCATGTTTGGATATTTTAGGCACTCACATAACATCAAATGACGTTCAGTATGAAAAACCATTACCTGAACAGATTTTCAATGGAGCAACAATACGCGGTCAGGCGGATGCCTATTCGGAAAAGCAGTCAAGACTATGGGAGCTAAAGTGTACAGAATCACTAGAGCTTGTACATGAAATTCAAATAGCAATTTATGCGTGGCTATTTAAACAGGCAAATCCACGCCGTTTTCAAGAAGTGGAGTACCATTTACTAAATATAAGGACTGGTGAACTTAGACATATATTTGCGTCAGCAAAGGCATTGGATAATATGATGGTATTTTTAATCAATGAAAAAACAAGACCAATACCTAAAATAAGTGATGAACAATTTATAACCGAAAACGCTAAAAAGGTTGAACCATCTACACAACAGTTAACTATTCCTGAGATAATGAAACTGGAGAAAAAACCCCAGCAAGAGCAACCGCAGTTTGTCGACGTTGATATACCAATGCGACCTAAAAAGTTACTAAAGCAATCAACTCTGAATATAGTTACCCAATCGCAAGCAAATATGATTTTGGAATCGCCTTCTAACGATGCTAGTCAGGGTCAAACCCAAGACGCTAGTCCGACCCAAAGCCAAGACGTCGAATCTCCGTCGCCGAAAGGCGAAACAGGGCATGTAATTGTGTTTGATTTAGAAACAAATGGTCTGCCAGAAATGCAGTCCTTTTCGGTATATTATCCACCATCCGATTTAGTACGATATAGAACCGCACGCATAGTTCAGTGGAGTTGGGCATTGTATGAGCCCGACGGGACATTAATAGCCGAAGAGGATCATATTATTAGACCGAATCCGGCCGAATATAGAATTATGAATTCGGAGTTCCATGGAATTACCGAAGCCAAGGCTCGCGTCCAAGGCAAGGCATTCGAAGATGTGTTAGCAATTTGGGAATCACATCTAAGTAAAGCAACTACTATAGTCGGACACAACGTAAACTTTGATAAACATGTGCTACTTTCTGAACTACATCGTCGTAATTTCCCTAACATAATAACCAGTATGGATTCCAAAATGTGGATTTGTACTATGGAACGGGCAAAGGCAATGTGTGGACTGAAGGCTCGTAATAAACTAAAGCCCCCGAAGCTTGCTGAGCTAATGCACGCATTAGGCGTGGAAGAAGAGCCAGGGCGTTCCTTTCACAATTCAAAACACGATGTTTACTACACAGCCAGGTGTTATTTTGCAAAACAGGAAGTAAAAAACGGATGCCCTAAAATGTATGAGGGCAAATATACTGGAAAAACCTACGAAGAGATTTTAGTGAATGATAGAGCATATGCTGTAAACGCCCACGCAGCGTGCCTTGTTAGAAAGCTCTATAACTCTCCGTTGCGTAAATTATCAAATTGGATGAAAGATAAAGTTAAAACGGATGCAAATCTAAAAGCTGAAGTAGAAATGAAAGTCAAGGAGATTAAGGAAATGACAGCTTAAAAAAGTCGTGTATAGCGTTTTTTTACACTTGGGCTGGACATTTTCGGTGAAATTCGCTGGTTAGTAACTGGTTATCAGCACCTTCGTTCAAAATAGCCACAATTTTACACCCGTACTCATTTTAAATTCGCGGGTTAGTAGCCAGTACTTTATTAAAAATAGCCACAATTTTACACCCGTACTCATTTTAAATTCGCGGGTTAGTAGCCAGTACTTTATTCGAAATAGCCACAATTTTGACAATAATTCTTAGGAATTATTGTCAAAAACGGCAATTTAAAATGAGCATTGGTCTAACAATAATTCTTACGGATTATTGTTAAAAACGCAATTTTCACCGAATGTGCTGAGTGACAGTCAAATATTTATTATCCATAAATAGATATAATGGTATATTTAGCCTTCGATATGGATGGCACAATCGGTGAATTTACAATTCTGAAACAGCTACTTTGTATTTTCAATCAACCATCCTATTTTATAATGGAGCCCGAAAAAGCCCAACTGCCAGATGAACAAATCAAGGATATGCTTTCATCCGCATACACAAATTTTGTAAATAGAATAATTGCGGAGGAAACGGGACTGACACCGTTAGGTGTTTTCAGACCCGGCGTTTTCAAGCTTTTTCAAGAAATTCACAAGCTACGGATATCTGGTATGGTTAAGGGTGTGATTATTTATTCAAATAACAGAACGGAAAGTCTGGTTGAATTCATAAAAGATGTGCTAAACACAGTTGTAGGTGCTCCAGTAATTGATACAGGTTTTTTTCGTTTTAGTAAACAGCGTATAGTTACAAATAGGGCACTGGCAAACCCCGAAAAAACTTGGGCTGAAATCAAGCAACTATTGCTTTTTATAGGTGCCCCCAAAGAGTTAAAACCTCACAACGTGCTATTCTTTGATGATATAATTCACGCTGATTTAAAGGAAAAACTTGGTAAAAATTACATTCAGGTTGAAAAATACGTTCATAACCCACCAATGGTAGAATTATTAAAGGTATATAGAGCAGCGGTGATTGAAGATACGGAAAAAACGTATGCGTCCTTAATTTTGCCCTTTCTTACATATATCAAATCTTGTGGAACAAAACCTAATACACCACCTGAATCTTTTAATAGTTACCTAAGTTCAATTTTGGAATATAAACCAAAGTATGGATATAAACCTAAAGGGACAGGCTCAGTACCTGTAAATAATACGCATTCCACGCCATTTATGCTAAAAGCGATTCAAAGCAATATAACAAAAAACGCAAATGGCGGAAAACGGTATCAAAGTAACCACTCATCTACACGCCGTAGAACAAAGAATATTAATTATCCAGGCAAGCACAGTTATTTGATTTAATACCATTTATTCAACTTATTTTTTGTAGTTTTTAAATAATATAAATTATAAAATACCTTAAAATTTTTTATATCAAACAATCCCGCTTACCCATGTAGGTTTTTTATCTTTAGAAATAAGCCTCTTTTCCTTTTCAGAAATATCCAAGGGTATTTTAATTCTGAGTTGTGGCCTTACGTTTATTTCTTCAGCCTGAATAAATAGTTTTGAGTGAAAGCATCCCATTTATTACTATAACGATATTTATTTTTTAAATAAAATTAATTATTGTTATCAAATTTTCACACCGCCGGTCATTTCACGCCTTCGGCGGGTCATATTAGACCAATGAACATTTACCGGCCAGTACCTAAGTCAACTACATCCAAAGAGTTTACAACTTCGTACGGCCATATCTGTAAAGTAGCGAAGTTAAGTATCCTGAAGTGCCGAAGTAAAGTACACCCCTTTCAGAGGGGTGTACTTAACTTTATGGGACTTTACAGCTACGGCCGTGCGAAGTTGTACCCCATTAAGTGGTATCTAACTTCGGCACTGGCCGGTACTTTACGGTAGTCTGGCACGGCGTGACGTTTTTTTTGTACGCCGTCTATTTCTTTTTCCTCCATAGGTGACATCCATATCAACTTCATATTCAATATAGATTGGCTCACCTTTGAATTGTTCATTTTTTCGCCCTGTTTTTTTAATAATTTCAACATGCTGTTTTATCTTTCCGACAGCCTCAGTTTTATCGTTTGTAGGCGTACCACCCATAGTCAAACGTAAATCAAGCTGTGTTCCTTTTTTATAATTTCCCAATAGCCAAAGTGTCTCTGTTTTTTTATTGGGTATATTTCCAACAAAAAAATTACCGGGATTCGGCATCTTTATATTATTATATTTGATTATTATATTTACAGACCAAGACCGAAGTTAATTACTCCCAAAGCCGTACAACTTTGTAAGGCACTTCATGGTAGGAATTATTGTGAAAAACGGCAATTTAAAATGAGCATCTGTCTAATACTTAGAAATCAGCATCCGTGCGAAAGGACATTTGCGAAGCCGATTTGCCAACACCTGCAAGAGCATATGAACTAACACGCTTTTCGAAGAAGTTATCTTTTCCTTCGAGCGAAATTCGCTCCATAAACGGAAACGGGTTAGGCGTCTCATACATCTTTGGATACCCCAACTGGACAAGCAATCTATCTGCCACAAACTCAATATAGTGCCCCATCATTTTTGAATTCATGCCAATCATAGCACATGGAATCGCCTCCGTAATAAACTCCTTTTCAATACGAACCGCCTCCTTGATAAGCTTATGTGCCTTTGTACGTGAAAGCCGGTTTTGAATCTTGCTATATAGAAGGCACGCAAAGTCGGTATGTAAGCCCTCATCGCGACTAATAAATTCGTTAGAAACCGTTAAACCAGGCATAATACCCCGTTGCTTGAACCAGAATATAGAGCAGAACGCCCCGCTAAAGAAAATGCCTTCCACAGCAGCAAATGCCATAAGGCGGGTTGCAAAATCTGCATCAGCCCCGTTCATCCACTGTAGTGCCCATTTAGCCTTTTTTTCAACAAATGGCATTGTCCGAATAGACCGTAAAATATCCAGTTTCTCTGCCTTATCTTGAATATACGCATCAATAAGCCGACTATACGTTTCCGAATGTACCGTCTCGTTTGCCATCTGCTCACTATAAAACGCTTTTGCCTCTGGCCACTGAACCTCATTTGCAAAATTCATCGCCAGATTCTCATTTACTATTCCGTCCGACCCGGCAAAGAATCCCAGAATCCGATTGATAAAATGACGCTCAGAGCTAGTCAACGCAAGATACTGGGGTAAATCCTTAGTTGTATCAACCTCCTCAGCAATCCACCGTACAGCCACAAGGTCTTTATACATTTTAAACACATCATCGTGTTCGATCGGAAATAAAACAAACCTATCCGGATTCTCCGTCAGCAACGGCTCTTCCAACTTCTTTCTTTGCCGTGGAATAATGACTTTTGGGGGCTCATTACATTCATCAATAAGTTTCGGCCTAGGTGTTTGTGCCGAGCTTGTTGAATTTGCCCTACGCCGACGCATAATAAGTGGCTTTTCCTCCACAATAGGTATTTTGTCCGTGTTTGCTGAACTCATAGTATTTTAGCCGGAGATATTCTTGTTGGCGGATTCAACCCAGCACCCACATCTCAAGTTTTTGTATTTTTTTAGTTAGAATCCCCACTATAAAAACTCGTATTACAATAAAATGCAAACTTGTAGTCTTTGTAATACACCTTCTTTTAGGGCAGACGAAACGGTTGCCTATATATTAAATAAGAGCCAACATAAAAAAAACCTATATAAAACATACCATATACATAACACATTACAAAATAATTCTAAAGATATAGAATCATATAAGAAAAACACGGATTTCACACCAGGATTCCGATTAAAATACAGCGAAGCCGAAGCAATTAAAAACAATGGACATAAATACGCCTGGAGACATTTTCTAAAATCCGATGTAAACCACGCCATAATATTTGAGGACGCCTTAACTGCTGATGACACTCAATTATCTATTTATTTGGAAAATATAACACCGCCAAAAGACTGGGATATTATTGCGTTTAGTCCTACACAGTATATATTAAATAAGCGTGCCGCAAAAATATTATATTATGCTTCATTACAATTCAATGTGCCAATAGATAAATATATACACGCATTTGAAGTTCTAAAAGTAATACAGGTTAAAAAACCGTAATAAATAACACATATATTATATAAATACATACAAACATTATATCCCGATGTTTCTGGAAAATGAGGCGGTTATATGTATTAAAAGCAATCCGCCGTCGGATAATTGGGATTACTTTAACGAAAAAACAGAACTTATACATTTGCCAAAACGCACAATAATATTATCGTATCCACCAGGTATATTAAACTCCAAATTTGAGAATTTTGTAGAACCGACACAGCGAACAATTGAAAATAACGAAGACATTGTTAAATACGCTACACACACTAATATAATAAGCAATTTTATTAAACATACAAATAAAAACTGGCTATTTATTTTGGAGGATAACGTTTGTATAGGCGATTTATCCCGGATTATAGAAATGCCTGGCTTAACGATTTTTCGTAAAGACGCGTCAGTATATTTAATGGATAGACAAACCGCAAGTATTTTTTTAGAAAACGTCAAAATTTATTATACTCAACTACAAAATGTATTTCAAGATTTGGCAGACTTAGAATTAATTAAGTTAAACTCGGCCTACGAACTAAATTTAATCCCGGTATCGTTTAATAGAACTATTTTTCCTTTTTTAATAATATGTGTTTTACTAATATTTTTTTTCCACTTAGTTTACTTCTAATATTATATTACGTAAATACATAATCACATTTATCAAAAATCATATAACAATAATAAAAATGCCTTCCGGCACCCGAAAATCGGCCTCCCCCGGCCAAACACCTTACGCGAACTTTCAAAAGGCTCAACGTATGAAAATGTCCCGGCGTTTACACCTTTTCTCATTTAAAAAGCCCATTTTAGAATGCGTTATTTTAATAATTATATATATATATATATAATTATTATGTCATATAAAATTATAGTGTCAAGATATAATGAAAATATTGAATGGTTGAATAGTGAAATGTCAAATTGTATAATATATAATAAAGGTAATAAATTAGATATTGAAAATGAAATACTTTTAGAAAATGTTGGAAGAGAAAGTGAAACTTATTTACATTATATAATTACAAATTACGATAATTTACCAGACGTAGTAGTTTTTACACAAGCAAGAATATCTAACCATATTAAAGGCAAAGATAATGTAAATTATTTAATAAACATAAAAAATCAAGCATTAAACGACTCAAAATCATGCAATTTTTTTATACATAATGATAGAGGAAATTGTATAAATTTTGATAAAGAATGGAATTTAAGAGAAAATGGGTTTTTTTTAAAGGATAATTATAAAAATAATAAACCAATTACATTTTTAGAATGGTTCAAAATGAACATAGACATAAATTATCCAAATCCAATTTGTATTTATCGTAATGCTATATTTGCTATTAAAAAAGAAAATATAATAAATAAACCAGTTGAATATTATAAAAGATTAATATTAGAAGTAAATCATCATATTAATTCAACTGAAGGGCATTTTTTTGAACGTTCTTGGTATTATATATTTAATTAAAATGGGCATTGTAAATGAGAAAATGTGTAAAAGGAATCAGTCGTACAAAACGCGGAAATACAAAAACCTGTTCCCGAAAACAAACCCTCCGTAAAGCCTATGTACGCTACACGAAAAGCGGTAAACATAAACTAATCAAAGCGTCGTGTATAACAAAACGCGGTCTTTCAAAAAATCCGCAACGTGTCAGAATTGGTCCCTTACGCAAGGGTGAATTAACCCAATTTGGCTATGAAAAGGTTCAGACGCTATCACTACGTACACGTCATAAAGAATTGGCAAAAGCTGTGGAGAAATACGGAAGCCTTTCTGTATGGAAAAAAATAAACGTCCTCTACGTGTATAATAAATATACAAACCCTGCCCTAAGTACACTTTATAATGCTGATAAAAACTGGATTAAAAACACGTATGGACTAAAAGGCAAAAAGTAGCCAACATAAAAAGAATAATTTCAAGCAATTTTTTATTTATAAAAAAATGCTGGAAATTACTGATTCGCAACGTGTTTTCGAGCTGGAAAGGCGACAAGCAAATGACCTATCTGGGCAAGCAGCGTTGTTTGATTTAATACCATTTATTCAACTGGTATTTTGTAGTTTTTACATAAAATAAATTATAAAATACTTTAAATTTTTCAGATCAAACAACCCTGCTCACCCTTGTAATAGCACAGCAGAACAGTATGCTTATTTGCAATTGTTACACGCCAAACCCAGCTGGGCGATGTGTAAAAGTCTATAAACCGTAATAATAATATTACCATCATTAATTATTTCCCGAACTTATCAAGCACTCTTTGTATAAGCGTAACGCAAACGCCTTATTTTCAAACCCGTATACTTTTGACCACCGTCCATCTGTATTATTTTTATAATGGGTAAAAAAAATGCGTATTTTATTTTTAATCGTATCACTTACAGCAGAAATATCATTTATTGTGTTGTAATCTTCCTCTAGCACACATAGCATTTTTTCATCCATCCCCTGTTCGTCTTCCATTACAAGTACACCAATAATGTATACATCGTAACAAGAGTCGTTTGCTATATGGGTTTCTGTCAAAATAAGCACATCAAGTTCGTCATTATCTTTCCCCTTTGTATTTGGAATAAACCCATAGGCAAATGGGTACACATATGGTTTAGCAATCAGACGATCCAATTCTAGTTTTTTATGAACATGATTGTATTCAAACTTCTGATTACTTCCCTTTTCTATTTCAATATAAACCCCAATTTTTTTATCCATAAAACTGGGTATATAATCACATAGGAAGTTTTTTTAATGAAAGTTACGAATGTAAAAGATTTTATAACCAAACACCGGGTTATAGTTTTATTAGAAACTTGGGCATTTCATGCCTTTTAGGACACTTTTTAGTCAAGCATAGTTATATTATTCAATGCCATTTATTCAATGCCATTTATTCAATGCCATTTATTCAATGCCATTTATTCAATACCATTTATTCAATACCATTTATTCAATGCCATTTATTCAATACCATTTATTCAATGCCATTTATTCAATACCATTTATTCAATGCCATTTATTCAATACCATTTATTCAATGCCATTTATTCAATTTATATTTTGTAATTTTTACATAATATAAATTATAAAATACCTTAAAATTTTCGGATAAAACAACTATGCTTTAAATGTTTCACTTGTAAATTCGCTTTCTTCTACTAAATAAAACTAAAATGTCATTTTAAGGGGAATATTGTATGTCAAATAACATAAATCAGGGATTATACATATCCCGGAAGCAATATATAACAACTAAAAATTTCAACGAAGAGATTTTTAATTATTCAAAAAGCTTTGGTATTCACGGTAAAACAATAGTAATAACAACGGGTAAATTAACTCATGTTACTGGAACAACGGAAATAAACTGTCCTAAGGGTCGTGTACTGTATGAAAATGGAAAAAAACTAATACCCGATAAAAATCCGGATTTGGGTATACCGTATTTTATGGTCGGTGTCTATGATCCAGTTACATTGATAAAGGGATACATTAATCCAAATAGCCCGACTTTCGTAGTACTGAATACAGGTAGACCGGGCTACTTGAGTAATTTTAGCTTAGGTAGCCTTAACAACAAACCAAATTTAGGCCCTTCGGTTTATACAAGTGGTGGCGTCTATGCCGAAGGGGATTCAGTAATGAGGAATCTTACTATTACTGAAACTCTCAATGTAGGAAATTTAGCATTAAATAAAATAACAAATGCTAATGTTAATACACTAAATGTTATAAACCAGGCCACTCTAAGTTCGGTCAATATAAATGGTATAGCCAATATTAGTACATTAAAAGTCATAAACGATACAACACTTAGTTCATTAACAGTAATTGGTGGTGTCAAATTAGATAATCTTGAGGTACAAAATGACACCACACTAAGTTCATTAACAATATCTGGAAAAGCCAATATAAGTTCTCTTAACGTCACTAATGCCAAAATATTAAGTTCGTTGATAGTATCAGGAACTGCCAATTTAAGTAGTTTGATAGTTCTTGAAAACACCAAACTAAGTTCAATAGTAGTAAGTGATGTAGCTAATTTTAGTTCTGTGAATGTGAATCAAACAGCAATAATGAAATCATTAAACGTTAATGGTTCAGCATATATTAAATCGCTAGAAGTTCCAATGGGTGTAGTTAAATTAAGTTCAGGTAGCTATACAGTAAATACAGAATATATACGCACATTTTCAAAAATTCTTTTAAGTTATTCAAATAACAGTTTTGATTCAGCCAATGGAGGATTTTTATACATCTCTTCAATAATATCGTATGAGAGTTTTATTATAAAATCAACAAAATCTGATGATTCAAATAGAGTAAACTGGGCTATACTAAATAACGCATCTTTAGTAAAATTGGAGGATACTGTAAATAGTATTATAGATGATAATTATTGGGCAGCAGTACAGAATACATTGCCTTCTTTAGCAGAGCCAACTGGAGTCGTAAGTGAAACGTTGAATACTTACTATATTAATACTACTAAAGATACAAATACTGAACCTATTTTAAATAATAATAATTTTACGAAAGAAAGTATTATATATTTTTTGAAAATAACAAAACTAGAAAATGATATATATGAGTCTGATTTGAGCGAGTTCAGTGGAGTTAATGTATGGATGGTTTTGCCGATTACGAAAAACGATGATACTATAATAATAAATGGCACAACCATAACTTATAAAAAGCCAGTTTCGCTATCTTCATATTTAGAGGTAAATGGGGTTCGAATAAATTTTGGCGATGTGTTTTTCATATATAGGTATATTTGTTTATTTGTTTTTTCAGCTAGTTATCCTTTAATCATATTCAACCGACTGCTTATTCCAACACAGACGGCTACACAGACGGCTACACAGACGGCTACACAGACGGCTACACAGACGGCTACACCCACGCCGACGGCGACCCCAATACCTACACTAACAAAAATAACTCCGACGGCAACACAAACGCCTACGGCAACCCCAACACCAACACTGACAAAAGTAACTCCGACGGCAACACAAACGCCTACGGCAACCCCAACACTTACACTGACAAAAGTGACTCCGACGGCAACACAAACGCCTACGGCAACCCCAACACCAACACTGACAAAAGTAACTCCGACGGCAACACCAACAGTAACCCCAACACCTACACTGACAAAAGTGACTCCGACGGCAACACCAACAGTAACCCCAACACCTACACTGACAAAAGTGACTCCGACGGCAACACCAACAGCAACTCCAACAGCAACTCCAAAAGCAACTCCAACAGCAACTCCAAAAGCAACTCCAACAGCAACTCCAACTCAAACAGTTACATCAATGCCAACACCATCGTCCACTTCAACTGTGACATCTACTCCAACTATAACTCCAACTTTAACTCCAACGGTTAGTTCAACCGCAACTCCAACAGCAACTCCAACAGCAACTCCAACAGCAACTCCAACAGCAACTCCAACAGCAACTCCAACTAAAACAGTTACATCAATACCAACACCATCGTCTACTTTAACTGTGACATCTACTCCAACTATAACTCCAACTATAACTCCAACGGTTAGTTCAACAGCAACTCCAACAGCAACTCCAACAGCAACTCCAACTCAACCAGTTATATCAATACCAACACCA